AGAAAATATTTTAGACCAAAGGTGATTACCAGAACCTTGTGGACCTGTCAATATAGCAAGGGTTTTCAATTTTTTAATCATGGTATAACTAATTATAACACATAAATAATGCTACGACAACATACGTCTTTACGTGTGTTCAATGCTCTTTAGCGTACATAATGGCAAATCCAGTAATAAAGGTAAAACGTTCCTCCGTTGAAGGAAAAGTTCCCGCACCAAATCAATTAGAACGCGGTGAGTTAGCAGTAAACTCATACGACGGAAAAGTTTATATAGTAAAAGATCAGTTCTCCGTTGGTATCGCTACAACAACGACAACTGTAAACCCATGGTTAGAAACTGGTGTAGGAGTAGGATTATCATATTCTGGTGATATAAAGGTATCTGGAATATCTACATTTGGATCGGATAAGGTAGTAGTAGGGGCAGCACAGACTCAGTTTTTAGTTAGAGGTAATGGAAGGGTAGTTGGTGTTCTTACTGTAGGAAGCGGTAGTGTAACACTCAATGATGATAGTGTAAATGTTGGGGCAGGCACAACAATTCTTACCACTGGATTTCAGATAGGTGGTAATGGGGTATTTGTTCACTCAACTGGATATAATGTTGGTGGCACATTTCTACACAATGCAGGTATCACGGGAGCAGGTGCAAACTTATCAGGAATTGTAACTGCTGTAGGTTTAGATGTAAGTGGTAACATTGATATAGATGGTACAACAAATTTAGATGCTGTTGATATAGATGGTGCAGTTGATATGGCATCTTCTCTAACATTAGCAGGTAACGCTGATTTCAATGGAAACTTAGACGTTGATGGTACAACAAATTTAGATGCTGTTGATATAGATGGTGCAGTTGATATGGCATCTACTTTAGTTGTTACAGGAAACTCTACATTTACTGGTAAAGTTTTTGCAAATCATGGTGTTCAAGGTAATATAAACTCTACAGGTGTATCAACAATATCAGGATTTACTTTCCCGTCAAGTGACGGGAGTGAAGATCAGGCACTAGTTACGAATGGAAATGGTACCTTCTCGTTCAAAGATATGACGAGAATCGGTGCCGGTACTACTATAAGCACAGGTGTCACTACAGCAACACAAGGACAAACATCTTTCACTGCACCAAACGTATTCAATGATGGTAGTTCTGAATTTTCTACTCAAGTATTTCTAAATGGTGTAAAACAGAGAGTGGGAGCATCTAATGATTTTCAATTATCTGCACCATCAACTGTTAATTTCAATACAGGTGTCAATGCCGGTGATGATATAAGTATTGTTTTGTATTTTGGACACACTCTAGAAGAAGAATTATTTACAGCAACACAAGGACAGAAAGATTTTAATTTATCAGGTAATATAGCAGCATCTAAAAATTATAAAGTATTTTTGAATGGAGTCAGACTTAGAAACACTGTAGATTACATAGCGAGTTCTGCAGTTGTTCTCACTCAGGCAGCAAGGGCAGGAGAGAATATAGATATTGTTTCTGATCAAGCAGAAGATAGATTGACTGCTGTTGAAAGTCAAACCTCTTTTGCTCCATCAGATTCAAATACAACAGCAGATAATTTGCAAGTGTATATGAACGGTATACTTTTAAGAGAAACTGAGGACTGGAGTATAGGAAGTCCATCTATTACAATACTAGATGCAAACGGTCTAACTGCCGGAGATCAACTAGATGTTGTTGTTAGACGATCATAAATAACTAAAAAATAATAAATGGCAGACCATCTAACCACTGAAATTAGATCTGATGATATGCTCAATTACAGAGAAGAATTTATTCTTTATGGATTGAGAAAGTTGGGTCATCCTGTTGTGGAAGTTAATATTGCAGACGAGCAGATAGAAGAATGTATAATGGATACTACTTCATACTTCCAAAACCGACACATGGATGGTGTCGATAAGATGTATCTAAAACATAAAATTACAAAAGATTTTATTGATAGAGTTGGTGGAAGAAAGGAAGATAATGGAGTGGGAATTGTCACAACAACAGGAAGAGAACATACTATTGCAGGTATCGGAACCACTGTCGTTAGTAGTTTTGAAGAAGATCAAAACTTCCTTATGATGCCCGATGCTGTTATAGGTGTAGAGAAGATATGGAAAATAGACAGTCGTGCAATTAGCACCAACATGTTTAGTGTGAATTATCAATTATTCTTGAATGAAATTTATTATTTCAGTAGCACTGAAGTATTGAATTACACAATGACTAAACGATACTTAGAAGATTTGAATTTTATATTACATCCTGACAAACAAATTAGATTTAATAGAAGAAGTAATAAGTTATATCTTGATACTGATATGAGTAGTTTGAAGGAAGATGACTATCTTATTATTGAGTGTTATAGAGCATTGGATCCTAGTTCTGTAGGTAACAGGGTATATGGCGATTTATTCTTTAGGAGATACTTTACTGCATTGATGAAAAGGCAGTGGGGACAAAATCTAATGAAGTTCCAAGGTGTCAAAATGCCGGGTGGTATGGAACTAAATGGTAGACAGATATGGGAAGATGGTACAGCAGAACTAGAAAAGTTGGAGTCCCGTATGAATATGGATTACGAATTACCTCCGCTTGATTTTATTGGATAATGGCACTCAATAATTATTTTAGACCTACAGGTGCAAGAAATGAACAAGATCTTGCTCAGTCTTTGGTAGATGAGCATATCAAAATGCATGGCATTGAGTTTGTTTATATGCCACGTACCTTTGTGAATACAAAAACTGTGATGAGAGAAGTCTCTTCATCAAAGTTTGAAAAATCATTTCCTCTTGAAGGATATATCGAGAACTACGAAGGATTTGGAGATCAATATAATTTACTTACAAAATTTGGAGTCAGATCTACAGCAGAGATGCAGATCACTATTTCTCAAGCAAGATTTGGTGAGTTGATTACTCCTGTTTTGCAAAGAGAAGGTGGACTTGGAATATCTACACCAGTAAGACCTTTAGAGGGAGATCTAATATATTTTCCACTTGGAGATATATTATTTGAAATCAAACATGTAAAACATACTGCACCTACATTTTATGCTTTAGGTAAAAACTATTGCTATGTCTTAGAGTGTGAGATGTTTGAACTTGGTGATGAGAAAATTGAAACAGGTATTGGAGAGATCGACAATGATTTTGCCACACTTGGATACAATGTCACAATGTCATTATCAGGTGTTGGTGCGACTGCAGCAGCAGTGACATCGTTGGTAAATGGTGGTATTCATAAAATCAATATATTCAACGAAGGGACAGGATTTATAGCAGATCCTACAGTCCTTATATCTAAACCTAATGGCACTGGTAGAAGAGCAACTGCTGTCGCTATTACAACTGCAAATTCACAAGGATCTAGATCATTACAAGAATTTAGAATCACAGATCCCGGTTTTGGATACACTACTTCCCCAAGCATCACAATCACCCCTGTAGACGGTCAAGGTGGAGGAGTATCAGTAAGAGCTGGTATTGCAACAACAGGTGCAGTTGGCATTGTTACAATGACACTCAAAGGATCAGACTATGTTGTTCCTCCAACTATTACATTTACATCAGCACCTTCAGGTGGTGTGACTGCTATAGGAACTGCAATACTTGTAGATGGTAAGGTAGATCAAATTATCACAACAAATGCAGGATATGGATATACTTTAGCACCAACTATAACTGTAGGTGCAGCAGGTACAGTTGGAGTAGGAACATTCGCATACGGAATGGTTATTACAGGTAAAGCAAGTTCAACAACTGCATATGCTACAAGTTGGGATGCTACAAATAATACACTACTTGCTAAAGATCTCACAGGTAAGTTTACAGTAGGAGAATTGATTGTAGGAACCGCTACCACAACTGGCGAGTCTATTGCATACCGTCTAAATAGCATCAACTACAACGATGATGAAACTAATATCGACTCTTATGGAGATAATGTTAGCTTCCAATCAGAAAGTGATAGTATCCTTGACTTTACAGAGAAAAACCCATTTGGTGAAGCATAATGTTTGGAAAGTATTTTTATAATGAGACAATTAGAAAGACTGTAATTGCTTTCGGAACTCTCTTCAATGATATAACAATAAAGCATACTAATGATACAACAGATGCGGTAATATCAACAATCAAGGTTCCTATTGCATATGGACCTATGCAGAAGTTCTTAGCAAGAATAGAACAGCAACCAAATTTTAATAAAAATGTAGCAATAACATTACCAAGATTATCATTTGAAATTGTTTCATATCAATATGACCCTACAAGAAAGATTGCACCTATAACAAAATTCTGTTTAGTTCCTAATAGTAGTAAAAATAAAATTAAAAAAGTCTTTATGCCTGTTCCTTATAATATAGGATTCAGACTTAGTTTTGCTGCAAAATTACAAGATGATGCTTTGCAGATCTTAGAGCAAATATTACCATTCTTTCAACCATCATATAATGTCACTCTCAACATGATAGAGGGTCATGATGAGAAGAAAGATATACCGTTTACCTTGAGTGATATATCTTTCAAAGATGAGTATGAAGATGATTTCAATACAAGAAGAGCGATCGTATATGATTTAGAATTTATGGCAAAAACATACTTCTATAATGAGATTCCTACAGACGAGACTGGTGGAATTATCAAGAAGGTTCAAATCGATTACTCATCTGCTATTAGAGCACCAAGAGAAGTTAGATATGTTGTTACACCTATTGCTACGAAAGATTATAACCAAGATTCAACCCTCTCTCTTGCTGCAACATTAGAAGTTGGTAAGACTCAAATGACTGTAACGAGTGGAGCAAGTTTAGTTGTGGGACAATATGTTCAAATAAACTCTGAAGTCATGAGAGTTGAGGAGAAAGATAATGTCTCAATCATAGTTGCTAGAGGGCAGTTCAGAACTTCAGAAATGAAGCATAGCAACGGTGATGTTATAAATCTTATTAACGCTGCTGATCATGCATTGATCGAAGTCGGTGATGATTTTGGATTCAACAGTGATGTTGACTTCTTCCAAGATTCTAAATTCTTTAGTCCTAGTCAGGGCACTGACCAATAATGGAAAACTTTGATGAGTTAGAAAAGGCAATGAACGTAAAGACAGAGATAGTCAAAGAGACTAAATCTGTTAGAGTCAAACCTATAAAAAATGAGGGTGATGATCCTCAAAAAGATTACGAGTATAGTAGAGCACAATTATATAATCTTGTAGAGAAGGGTCAGGAAGCAATTAATGGTATATTAGATGTATGTCAGGATTCACAGCACCCAAGAGCATATGAAGTTGCAGGTCAATTGATAAAAAGTGTGGCAGATACCACAGATAAACTTATTGATTTGCAGAAAAAAATGGTTGATCTAGAAAAACCAACTGGTTCTGGTCCAAAGACTGTAAATAATTCAGTATTCATTGGTAGCACTGCAGATCTTCAAAAGATCAT